AGGACCCAACATATCAGACGGAGACACAATTTTTCGCTGAAGTTGAACAATGGCTTAATAAAGCTGGTATGTGTGAAAAAGGTATTACCGAAATTGCTTATTTAGCAAATCCTGCTATTGGTATATGGTACCAAGCTATTAAAACACAGGGTTTCTCAATTCGAGCGAAAATGAGTAAGCTTACTAAACACTTACAGCTAAAATTAGCTTTTGAAGCTGCTTGGCGAAAGGTTATGTCCATTTCAAATATAATGGATTCTCTCATGAAATTCAGCTGTGGAAGATACGAACCATTCCACGTCCAAATTACTGGTGAACCCGGTATTGGAAAAACAAATGTTCAAGCAGAACTTGTAAAAGAACTAGGCCCAATTATAGCATCTAACCAACATGTCTATCCAATTAATGATAAATTGGAATATTTAGACAATTACTGTGGTCAAGAAATTGCAGTTTGGGATGATACACATATGGAACGTGAGGACGAGCAATACACTACAAAAATTTTATTGCTAAGCGGAGGTTCTGTTATTTTACCTATGGCTGATTTAGCCGATAAAGGTAAGCCAATAGATTTTAAACTTGTCCTTAGTAACACTAATGTACCATTCCCGCAATTCACAAATGTAGCTGAAAATAAAGCTTTGTGGCGACGTAGAATTCTGATTGAAGCAGTTGTTAATCCAGTTAAATTTGACAATGCTGAAGAAATTACTGGTACTAGTAATAAGTACCTTCAAAATTTGTTGTTTACAGTATTGAAACCAACTGAAGAAACTATGCAACCATTGGATAGAGGTCTGGCTGGCCTCGTGTGGAAAGATCTTGTATTATATCTTAAGACCATCGCTAAAAAACATGATGCCACTGAAACTAAAAGATCGAAAGAGCAAGGTACTCATGATCTTAGAGAAGCAATGGCGCAGTTTAAACAAACTTGGACTATGATTTTAGCTGAAAATCTTCCACCCGATGCGAACCAGATGAGACAAATGGGTCGTATGTATGAAGAATTTGCACAAGAAATGCAATCAGTTTTGGATAACCCTGCAAGACATGCAGCTGGTGACTTTTTCTCTACTCATATTTTAGGCTTAGAATCACAAAGTTCTTTGTCACCAACAACTGACAATGAACCTATAACAGCTGATGAAGAAATCGAATGGATGAGAACCTTTTTGGGTAATCTTACACCTCGATTTGTTTATAATCAAAATACAGAAAGATTTATATCAGCACCACATTATCAAGGAGAAACTGATAACGAATATCTTACTAGAATGAATATGATGAATCATGAACATCCTACTTTCAGGTATCCTGATTGGGATCATGGTGTTTACACTGTGTGTCCTGGTCAAGCTGGTTGGGGACTTTTGAGACCTAGAACTAAGATTGCTATGGATTTACCTGTTGGTGAACTAGTAGTGAAAAAAGTAACTGGTTTTGAATTACCTGAAGGCGATACACATTGCAATTGGTATGCATTGTGCAAGAAAGAGAATGGTGACAAATCATTAAGTCTACCTGAAGATATGCCAGATCCTACTATTGATGGGACGCATACAACTATATCTGCGAGAGTGACTTCATCAAGACAGAGTGGTACTGTTATAACTAATTTGTATCTTAGAACAGATAAAGAAGAATTGACAGACGTTGAGAAAGAACATTTCTACATTGTTCTCATGACTCTAGGCGCTAAGAACACTTTCAAAACAATGAGGGATGAGTATGAGCAATATGACATGTATGACAAACATTACCAAGAACTTAAGCGCATATTCTGGGAGAGGCAGAACCCATGGCGAGCATACATAAAGAAAATATTTAAAGACCTTGTTAAAAAAGGTTTTTACTTATCACATATATCACTGTGTTTAATATCTATTATATATGTACTATATGTAGTGATTTATTGTATGGCCATTGCCGAAATGTTTGGTAAAGCAAACAATGTTGACCCTGCTGTTTATCATCATGAAGGGGTCAAAAGATTAAGAACGATGCAGCCGACATCTGCTGAATCATATAACTTTGCTTCACAATACACAGATATTGCTATGAGACATGCTTATAGAGTACGAGTTTGTGGAAATGTTATTACCAACGGACGTATAAGACCCGTTGTTAGAACGTGTAATTTTGTTGGTATTAAAGGGAATTTATTCCTAACTACAAAACACACCTTTACAGGACTAATCGATGCAAGCTATGAGCTTGAAATCTTTGATAATCTAAATATGTTCGCAGGTAAGCCGAACTTTTCTTGGGAAACAGCGACAATTAATGCTGCAAAAGATATTAAAGAAATTCCAAATCGAGATGCTGTCGTGGTGTATATACCAACATTCAGATCAACTAAGAATGGTCTTCATCAATTTTTGACTCGTGATGATTTAGCTGCTGACTTATTAGATGGCTCAACCCATAGGGCTGTGTCATTTGGTGAATCAAGTGGTTCTATCTATCTTGAATCAATTGAATTGAGAAATTTTAATATCCGCTATAATGAAAATTATAGCAATGAATTCGGAACATATAAAAACGACAAGGTGTATGCGTTCACTATGGACGCTAAAGCTATACCACAAGGCCACTCAGGATCAGTTGTCTTTCATGATAACTCCCTGATTCAAAGAGGTTTTGTAGGAATAGTTGGTGCATCAGACACACGAAGAACTGTTGTCGTTCCGATCTGTCAAGAAGACCTGAAGGAGGCCTGTTCACATTTTGACAAAATAAAACAAATAGTCGTAGAAGAGATTATTGGTGATAATCCAACGGGCTACGACAAAGAGCTATACGACATAACACCTGTCGTAGGATTGTACTATCCACCCCAAGCGGGGCCTTCAATATCAAAAATAGTACCTTCCATATTTCATAAAGACGTAATGGATATGTGTCCTTATGAGCCCGCTATCATTTCTGATAAAGATAAGCGGTTTAATCCCGAACTTGAACACTATGCACATATTGGTATAAATAAGTTTTCATACCCACAAGTGTTTCAAGATAGGGATGGCATTATGCATGCTGCCGAAGAACTCGGCAAGTATCATGCAACTCTGATGCCAAACGTCAGATTCCAAACTATCTATGAATCTGTCGCTGGATCTGGTCGACTTGGCTCAGCGCCCCTCGACCTGAACAAAGGAGCTGGGCTCCCTTGGTCACATATGACACCCGACAAAGGAAAGAAAGGATTCATCAATAGAGATGAACTGACAGGCCATTATAATATTCATAGACTCCTTATTCATAATATTAAGGACATCTTGGCCTCTTGTGAAGAATGTGTTTACCCTGCAAAGACGTATCAAATGTTCTACAAGGATGAGCTGGTGAAAACCAGTAAGATTTATGAAAGTCCGAAAACTCGAACTATTATCATGCCAGCACTCGATGTCTTGATAGCTAACGGTGTATTGACAGGCGACATTTGTCGTAATTTTAAAAATATGTCAGTAACACAAAGCCGTATAGCTTCAGGATTTAATTTCGAGTCACTACAGTTTAATGAATTCATTAACTGGCTTGAATATCACAAAACGATGATAGGCTTTGACGTAAAGAATTGGGATGGATCCTGTTGCTTATCGTGGTCAGAAGCAATTGCAAATTACTACTACCACTTATATAAGACTGCTTATACAGCACGAGGTGAACCTATGCCCGATAAAATGCGCGAAGTACTACACACATTTACTGTTGGCCAAGCGCACACAACCATAGTGCACGGCAAAGTAATTTTTGTGGTAAAACACGGACTAAAATCTGGTGAGAGAGACACTCTTGTCAAGAATAGTCTTGGTCATTTGATCATGGATTACTTCTTTTACAAGAACATCATCCGGGAGAAGAAAGCCCATCTTGCCAACATCAATTCTTATCTGCAGCATGTAAGAACTGTCACTTGTGGAGATGACGTTATACGTGGGATTAATCCTGCATATAGCGACATTTTAACGCCTGAAGCTTATGTTAAACAATATAATGCTATGGGCTTTGATGTGACTACTGCACATAAAGATAAGAATTTCAGATTCGAGACCATCGACGAAATTTCGTTCCTACAACTGAACGCTCGGTGGGATTCTGAAAATAATATATGGGTAGCAAAGACGTCTGCGAAGATATTCTGGAACCTATTAGCGTGGCAG